GAATGTATGGTTGGTTACTACTTCCTCCATAAATCCTATCATTTCCAAACTTTAGATCTTTTAAATTTGTTTTAAGATCTATAAGTCCCATGATTAACCGGGTAAATTAGAAGTATAAGGCAACAGTTGTGTAGAACCTGGATTAGTTGAAATAGGAGGAATTTGCCCGTTCAAATCTAATTGTGAAGGTTGTGGTAAAAAGTTAGTGATACCATCATTGTATGCTTGGTAAGCAGAATTTACATCACTAAAATCAGATCCATTTAATGAATACCCTGCTGCTGCTCCATCAGCATGCATTGTTGATTGTTGGGTAGATAATGGATTGATGGTTGGTGTTGATCCATTAGGGGCTGCGGTAAATGGAGAGCCTTGGTTAATAAGTAAGTCTAGTAATCCCATTGTATATAGTTTTTATTATAAATATTATTGGTTATTGGATTTTATATGTGTTCATTGCAACCGCAGTTCCAAATCTAGTACCATTTACACTATTTTCTACTATAGTTGGTTTATTATTTGATCTAGCTGTTTCTTGTCTCATTGCTCGCATTTCTTCTAGAAGTGGGGATAGATCTTGACTTGTATTGGTTGTGGATGATGATCTACCTGTATTAGTTTTTATTTTTGATTCTGGAAAAGCAAACAAACTATCATTTGGGCTTAAATCAAATAATCCTCCTTCTTTAGTAGATACTTGTGTTTTACCATTTGCTGGGGAGTACATATCTCCTACTGGTTTTGTAGCTACTGCTCTTATAGCTGCTATACCCACTAATGCTGCTGCTACTGCTACTGCTACTCCAATTCCAAAAGTTACGGCGGCGTTAGTAGCCATAGACGCACTTAATATTCCCATTTGTATCCCTAATGCTACAACCATAGATCCTATAGTTCCTAAAATACCTTGTTTCTTTGATCTTTCTAATGCTACTTGAGCTATTCCAAATGCTTGTATAAGACCATTGTAAAATGCTATTGATTTAGTAACCACAAGAATCCCAGCAGCCGCCAGCCCTATAACTCCCATAGTTTTAGTCCAACCATTTAGTTTATCCCACCCTCCAGTTAATATACCACTAATTCCATTAAATATATCAAAAATAGGTTGGAGAAGTAATGGTATAGTACTTATAGCAGGTATTAAAATATCTACTATTGGAGATATCATTTTTAACACTGGTTCAGCTATTGAAATAAATATTTCTTTTAATTTTTCAACAGACTTATTAAAACGTTCTTGAATAGATTGTTGTTTTAATTGAGTAGCATATTGTTCGTCTCCCATTTCTGCTACGGCAGCTGCATATCCTTTTTCTTTTACTAATAAATCAAATTTTGCTTTAGCTGCTGCAGCATCCTTCACACCTATTTTTTGAAGAGCTTCTCTTTCAACTAATGACGCAGCTAAATCTTCTCTACTCATACCAACCGCCTTAGCTAATGCTTCTTGTTGGATACGATTCATTTTAGTAAATTCAGCACTTCCTTTTACTTGTTTTAAAATTTCTGCTGATGCACCTGCTATATCTCCATTTAAAGCTAATAATCTAGCTTTTTCTAAATTTAAATCTTTACCAGTTAATAATTCTGCTTCTAATTCTGCTGTAATTGATGATTCAAAATTAAGTAAAGATTCTGCTATATTGTCTGCTTGTTCTAAATTAATTCCAAATTCTTTTGCCTTAAATGCTGCTTCAGCTAATCCTTTAGTTGTTCCACCAACGGATAATTTAATAGCTGCTGAGGTATTAGCTACTTCTTTTAATAATTGTTTTTCATTTACTGTTAATTTATTTTGAGCATTTAAAGCAGATACTGTACCTAAAAACTGTTTAGTATTATCTTTTAAATTACCACCTGTAGCTAAAGTTAATTTTTGCATACCAATAAGTTCTTCATTAGTATAACCGGCCATTTCTCTTAATTCAGTAAATGTTTCAAGATCTTGCTGGTTTAACATAGCATTAGAACCTAATGATTTACCTACAGCTACCATTGATTCTTGTAATGCTCGAGCATTTAAAGCTATATTACCTGATAAGTTACCTATTTCAATTAATTCATTCCTTACACCTGCTGCTGCGTCATATGTTATATTAAAATCTTTAGCTAAATCACCTGTAGCTGTGTCTCCTTTTATAAGAGCATCTATCATTTGAGTAACTAAAAAACCAGTAACAGCCATTGGATCTGTAAGATTTGTCTTGATCTGTTTACCCATATTACCAAATGCTGCTTTCATAGCAGATGTTCGGTTTCCTCCTTCTTTAATATTATCTTTGGCTGCTTCTAAAGCACCATTTGTATCAATAATATCTCCTAAAAGAGGAATTTTAGAAATTCCTTTTAATGTCGCTCCGGTAAGACCTAAAGTCTTTTCCATATGTACTGCACTATCTTCTGCTATTTTTAATTGATTATTAAGTTCACCTAAAGTAATATCTTCATTTCTAAGAAGATTAAGTGTATTTCGTCTAGCTATATTAATTTTAGCTAATTTATCTAATTCAATTTGAAGTGCTCTACCCTGGAGATTATTATTGGCTATTTTTTGTCTTGTATCCCGGGCTTCTTCTCTTAAAGTATCTTTAGCTATTTTTAACCTATCTGTTTCAATTTGAACTTTATCTTTAAGTTTAGCAATTTCTTTTGAAGATAAATCATTATAACCTTTTTGATAACTAGAAATTTGTTCAGTTATACTACTAAGATTTCTAAGACCCTTAGAAGTTTCACTAACTCCAGCACTTGTTTTTTTAATTTCTCCAATTAATTTTTGAAAATTAGAAACTAAATAATCTGTTTCTTCTCCTAATCCAGCAGCTTGATTAGTTAATCTTTGAAAAATAGCCTCAATAGCTCCTGCGTTTGCTTCTATAGGCTGTAAATTAATAGTATTAATATTAGCTCCTAGTGAACGAGATAGTCGCTCAATTTCTTGTAATTGCTGTTGTAATTTTGCTGCGTCTGCGGGTGAAAGTGCCATTTACTAAATTTATTATATATTATAAATATTAAAAAATATGACTTTTATTTATAACTAACTTTAGGGCCAGGTGTAACCTTAGGTGTGGCCTCTTTAAATGCTTGTTTATTAACATTACCTGATGGATCTACTAATGTGGATCTATTACCACTACTTTTAGATGAAGCTTTTTCATGTTCTTCTGCTTCTTTTTTATAATATTCGTTAATTTTATTAAAAGTAAATTGGCGGAGCCAACGGGGCATATTATAAATAGTTTCCCAGTCGTATCCGCCCTTACCATGAAATACAATTTCATGTATTTGCGTAAATAAATTAGCGCGTACTTGCGCTGCTATCTCAGAAGTCAGGCCAAAAAAACTTAATCCCAACTGGGATATCGACTCTATCATTACTCCCGTCGGGAAAAAAAGTTAAGTCTACGTCGGGCTGTGTATCTTTTATATGTTTTCTTAATTCACGTGAGTCTCGAGCTAATAAATTAGTATCAACAAATTCTCGTATTGTTTTAGGATCTCGTTCTCCACCAACTGAGGTAATCATGTATTTTAAACGTGTTGATAATTCAGCAGATGAGTTTTTATTAATTTTTTTAAGGCCGTCTAATTCTGCTTGTATCTTTTGTTCATCTCCGTGAGTTAAGATTTTATAAGCGATTTTAACGCCCGTTGACGGTAAAGTAAAATTAAATTCATTAATACCTTTACTAGATATTTCAAATGGTTTATTATCTATTTTACTTAAATCAACTGTATATTCTTGATCTCCATAGTTAAAAGTATAATCACTTCCATAACCTAAAATACGAGCGGCAACCATAATTGCATTTTTATCTCCTACAATCAAATCACTGTAGTTAATTTTAGACACAATAAGTGCTTGTAATAGTTTATCTAATACAACACCACTTTGAATGTATGACTGATTAGTAAGAATGTCTTCTTCTTTTGCAGTCATATATTTCATTTCAATTTTTCCTTCTGATAAAGGATTTCCTTCAGGATAAACTAATCCTTTTGAAGGCAAGTCAATAATTTCGGTTGGGAAGTTTTTTGCGATTTCCATAGCTTTTATTTAAATGTAACTTTTTATTCGTATATAAATATACTAAAAATAAAGAAGCTCACCAAATTTAGGTGAGCTTTCTTTACATTTATTTTTTGTTTTTTTAAAAATTGAGAATGCAATAATCCATTCCTAATGTAACACCTATTTCTTGTGCTGATGCATCTTCATCCCAACTGTAATCACCAAATGTGGTTGATTTAATGAAAGCACCTTTAATAATCCATTCTGATACAACATCACCTACTGGTCCTAAAACATTGATTGTTACGTCTTTCTTATAAAAATCAGAGTAACCATCTCTACCTGTTACAGATTCATGATGTAAACGTACCCATTCCATTACTGATTGAGCACCTGATGGTGTGATAGGATCATGTAATGTCATTTCAATATCTGCCCATTGGGCTCTTCCTTTAATTTTACGGTAAACATTAATATGGTTTAGTTTAATTTCACCCATTTCAACACTGACCGCGCCAATTTTCTTAATAACATATGATGGGATTCCATCTACATACATTATAAAACGATTTTTTACTTTCGGTTCAAATGCTGTGAAGAATATTTCGTTTGGATTTAATACTGCCATTTTATTTCTATATTTTTATGTTTATTATAAATATCTATGTTTTAAAGAATTACGCTGGGAATGTTGCGCCCGTTGGAGTAATATTGAAGTTCAAGTAAATGAATTCAGCAGTCTTAGTAGGTTGTAAGTAAATATTACCAATTAATTGGTTACGATCAATTACATCAGGTGTGTTGTTTGAATCATCCATTACCACCTTAAACGCATATAATCCTTGACGTTGTTGAACACTTGTTAAATATGGATTCACTTGACTTAAGAATGCATTTCTTGTAGCAGCTGTATTTTGTTCAAATACTAAGTTAAGAGCAACTTGAGAGATATATGATTTAAGAGAAATTAATAAACGGCGAACATTTACTCTATCTAAAGCACTTGCTCTAGTTTGCAATGTTTTCTGACCATATACTACTACTCCTGTTCCTGGAAATGTTGCAATTGGGTTTACTTTACTAGTATATAATGTATCACGTTGTGCTTGTGATAATTTAGTTTCTGCTCTTACTACTGTAGATAAACCACCTCTGTTGATACCTGCTGGTGCAAACCAAGGTTCTGCTACTGCATCGTTATAAGCATATACTCCACCAATCATTGTTGAAGCTGGTGCCCAAACTATTTGACCTGTTGAAGGCTCAATCACTTGTAACCAAGGCCAGTATGAAGCAGCATATGATGTGTTTTGTCCTTGTGCTTCTGAGGTAACAGTACTTACACTAGAGTTATAAGGTACTAAATCAAGTACATAAATGTTATCTCCACGATTTTGAGTGTTTGAGATAATACTAGTTACTTGAGAACTATGAAGTGAGTCAACTAAACCAGGAGTTAATAATACATTAAATTTATAATCATCTGTATTAGCTAATAAACTAATCATATTATTATAACTAGCACCAATTAATCCTTGAGTTTGTGCTGCTATAGCATTATAAAAATTAGCACCACCTTGGAATATACTAGCTCCCCCACCAAATGTTCCACTAGCGTTTACGGGAATAGAAGCTGAATAAGCATTAACTGATATTGCTCCGTTACTATTTAAATAATTAGGAGTAGTAAAGTTTACTTGTTTTACAGCTATATAATTTGATTTGTTAGCATATGATCCTGAATATTGGATAGACGCATTTCCGTTTGGATCAGTAATAAAGTTTGCAATTGTGTCACCAATTACTTTAGAAATATAATTCGGAGAATATGGATCTAAAGTTAAACTAGTCCAAGCTTCTAAAATAGTAGGTTGTAAACTATTATCATCACCTCTTCTAATTAACAAATCAAATGTTCCTGATCCGCTATTTGCATTTATGATCTGCCATCTAACATTATCCGCTGATCCACTTGGTAAAACATTATTAGCTGCTTCAGAACCACTATTATTCATAATATCTCCTTTAGTAAAAGGCTGAAGTACAAATGGTGAAATTCCAGTTACACCTGATCCAGTAGGAATAAATGAACTAGAAGCAAATATCCAAGCTGATGATTGAGATACTACTCTTGCTACTAATAATGATATACCTCCATTAGCAAAATAATTATATGCTGCTATTGAGGTTAAATAAGTATAAGTTTGAAGATTAGTTGCACTACCACTTTGAAAAGTTGTACCAAATACATTTTGGTATTGATTCCAAGTAGTAATTACTGTTGGAACCTCAACAGGACCTTTAACTGTTGGTCCTATAATTGCTGCTCCTACAGTGACTGGTCTTTTAGATACGAAAGAACTATCGTTTTCTATCGCTAAAACGCCTGGTGATATTAAAGATTCTGCCATTGTTTATAATTTATTTTTGTTATAAATATGGTGAAACCCATTAAAAATATTAGTTGCTTATAAATTCTCCTTTTTCGAGATCAATAGAGCCATCACCATATTTTTGTTGTAAGGTTTTACCTAAAACTAATTCTTCTTGAATTAATTTTTTTAATTCTTCTTTAAGAATATCTTTTTGATTATTGAATTCTTGTATTCTTAATTCGATAACTCCAAAATTTTCTGTTAATTGAATTCGTTTTTCTCTAACTGATTTTAAACTTGTAACTTCTTCTTGTGTTAAAACTTTTGTTTCCATAAATTTGATTTTATTATAAATATGTTAATTTTCTCCTGAGATATTTTCATTAACTGTTATTTTGTTAATACCTGGGAGTTTCTTTACTGCTGTTAAATCTTTTTGAGGAATATCTGGTATGATGTATCCCCATATTTTAATATTAAATGTACTACTTACTGTTCTTTCTGCTTTATCTGCTAATTCAGTTTTCATTGTAAAACTATCAATCATCGCTCTAAACTGAAAGCGTTGAGGATCACCCCAATATGAATCTGATGCATATTCAATTGATTCAACAATTTTATTCAATTGATCCATATAGTAAGTATTAACAGCACATGTATATGTTAATGTAAGATAATCTGGGACTACAACTGCGTAAGCTGTTTGCTCAGGTACTACATTATTTAATATATCAAAATTACTATATGCGTTTCTAGGAGAATATTTTTTCTTTTGAATTGATATATTATGTGGGTTGTTTGCGTCTAATTTATTTGATACTGTTCTTACTTTTTCAATAGAATCTCTTTTAAACATGATAATTGGCATCATAATTCTACCTTGAGAATCTCTAAAGTATCCTTCTTTTTGAAATGAAACCCATTTTTCAGGTGAACCATATATAATAGGAACTTCTAATCTTTGTCCATTTTGTATTACATAAGGTTTAATAATATTTTGAAAATAATAAAA